ATGATTTATGTGTTTAGTAGCAATATTAGATTGATTAGCTGCCATTTTAGCAATACCTACTAACGCGTCTTTGTCTGGTAAACTACCATCTCGTGCTTCATTTAATCCGGTCACATCTCTTATCATTTGTAAATAATAATTATATGTTTGAATTAAAGACTGTAGTTTGGCTCCAGCCGCAGAAGATTGTAATTCTTGAATAGGAATTTTTCCTCTATTTAATTCACCGTCTTGTGTTAAGCTTCTTCCAACTATACTACCAGTCTGGAAATACATGTTTAACGCTTCAGCTGGATTATAATTAGTACCATTACCAAGATCAACTTCTGCAAGACCATCCATATCTAAAAACACACCATCTGGTACCATTCTAGCTAATACTTGTTGCATTTTTAAATGAGTTAATTGAATCATATCAGCAAAACCTGTTATTTTACTTACTAAAGATTCAATTCTACCTTTATACATTCTTGGCGCACATATAGTATAATTCATTTCTACTTTAGTTGTGTCACCCATAGGTCTCGTCATATTTTGTGCTAACTCCCATTTTAACATGGTATTAGTACCTAAAACCTTAGCTCCTGAATATAATACCTCAATAGATCTTGATACTCTACTAAAATCTTCTGCTTTAGGTGGATTAAAAGTATCATCTTTTTGAAGAATTTTTTGTAAACCTTGATCTGTTTGTTTTAGTTTAAATACTTGATCATTATAGGTTTTATACTCAAAATACATTACCTGAACAGTATTGTTATCATAATTTCCCCACCCAGTTATGTATTGTCTATTACCAGGCATTTGTTGAATACGCTGTAATTCTTCATTTGAAATATCAGGAAATTCTTTTTTAAGCTCTGGTATAGTTATTGATTTAACTTCTCCTACATAATATATATCTTGAAAATTAGGATCTTCTGTATAAGAATAAACCATATAAGCGGGATCTACATAATCAACTGTAATACCATTTGATTTGTTAAAATTAGTTTTACAAGCGCCAATACCACAAACAACTAAATCCTCGTTTACTCTACGTTTTGTTAATTCCCATTTATTTTTAGCTAAAGTTTGACTTATAGCCTCTTCTTCTGCAATTTCTATAGATTGTTTATAACTTAATTGCATGTGAAGTTCTAATTCTTCTTTTGTTCTAGGCATATCTAAAGGAGATATACTAGAGCGTTTTAAATTTAATCCCAGATTTTGTTTTGCTTTTTCAATTTGATCTTGAGCAAACATATCTTCAGCTATATTAGTAGCATATTCAGTTCTTTTTTTAACTGATTCAGGATCTTGAGAGTAAGCTTTTATATCATACTCTTTACTTGAAATACCATTTACAACAATGTTTACAAATTTCGATAATACAGGTACGGGTTTCCAATCTAAATTTAAATAGCTTAAGTCACCATTAATAGATAATTCATCTTTATATTTTTGTACAGGTTGTTCACCTCTTGCATATAACCTTAAGTGGTGGTAATTATTCCAACTTGTTAAAAATCTATTACCGTTAGTTCTACCTTGATTAAACCATTCTGTTTCAATCGCTTGAGCTACTTGAGATCCATACTCCCAAGAAGACTTTTCCTCTGCTGGTACTACCTGACTAGGAAAGGCGCTGTTAGAATTAGTATATATATTCATTTATTCAATTATTTTTGACATTGTTCCTTTGTTGTTATATTTTTTAATTCCTAAATCATAAACTTTTCGTTCAACAATAGGATTTGGTCGGTATTTATTTTTATTACAAGCCATAATAGCTAAACCTGAACTAATAGAAGCATCATGGGTTGTTCTGTTGTTTATATTAAACTTAGCCCAATCCTCTAATGTTCTTTGAAAATACATATCACCGTATGTATTATCTGGTTTTAATCCTATATAATCTTCTATATAAGATTCAATAGCCGCAGCGTGAGCTTGTTTAATATCTTCACTTGAATTAGGTATACCACCTATTTCTCTTTCAGTTACAGATAATTTATTATATATTTTATCTGGTCTATTCATAGAATAACCTCTGTATCCTCTTCTTTTAAAATAATATAATAATCTTGGTTTATTATTTTCTGCAAGTATAGGCATACCATAAAATATACAAGCCATTAAAACATCTTCAAAAAATATTTCTGCAGTTTGTGGTCTAGCTATATATTCTAAAAAGAAATGATTACGTGGACAATTTTCCATAGAAAATTTAGTTAACCCATGTAAAGATCCATTAGAACCTCTTTTATCAACTGTTCCTGATATATCATAACTATCACATCCAAAAGCACCCATATGTTCGTTACCTGGATATTTTTTACCATTTTTAGATATTACATTGTTTTGTAAATTAAAAGGAGGGGTCCAGCTTACAAAAAATCTTCCTTGATTACTAGGTGAAAAAATAACATTAGTATCTTTTACACCTTCTTGCCATTGAAAGTTTCCTTGAGTTATTATAGATGAATTTCTTAAATCAGCATTCCAATCTATTTGCTCATATATTTTTGTGAGATTAAATAATGATGATTTAGCCTCATCTCTAAAAGCGTGTTCTTCTGTTCTAGGAAATTGACGATAAAATTCATTTAAACCATCTTGATCTCCTTTTAAACCATCTACTTCGTTTTGCCAATACTGTATTACACCTATTTTAATTTTTGACCCATGAGGATCTTCAACTGGTTTTTCTGGCGTATCGAAGACAGGTATGCCATAAGAATCAATGTATCCTTCGTAATTCCATTCCATAGGTATGAACAAAGAATATAATCCTGAGCGAGTCTGTCCATTGGCGTTTCTCTGGGTAACGTCGGAATCATAATAGAGTTTTTTAAAGTTATCACCACCTTTATCTAAAGCATTTGATGTTGAACCCATCATACACTTTCCGATAATCTTACTACCTAATCGCAGTGTAGTTTTTGTAACTCTCCAGTTATTAAGAATATTGTTCGGTCTTTCCCATTTACCACTTTCGTCATGTACTAACAATTTTAATTTTTCACCATCATAACTATTATCACCTGTGTTTTTCCAATCAATAGTTGTATCAAGTCCTGTTAGTTCTCTTAAAGTTTCATTAGTTTCTAATTTACGTCGTGTAAATTTACTAGCTGGTACTCTATATGCTAATTCTGTTTTTGGACGGTCCATACCGTCTTGAATGGGTTTGAAAAAGAATGGGTAGTTAACTGATATGGGTACAACCTTATCGGTAAACATGGTTTTAGCATCTGGTCCAGATTTTGAAAGTATACCGAATCTTGAATCAGTTGAAATTGTAGCGGTATTAACTGCTTCTCCTGAGGCCATAAAAGAAAATCCGGAACGTCTGTTTTTAAGGTAACACATTCCGTAGGATCTATGGTCTGCTTTACAAGCTTCCCAGAAAATGAAGAATAATCTATTTGCTTCCCTAAAGTCTGGTGGCCCAACGTCAATTTTACTCCACTGCAAGTACATATAGTGAGTACCAGTAAGATAAGTAGGAATTTTTTTATTATAAAACCAAAAACCTTCTTCACGTCTTTTAAACTCTGTATCAATATAATCATACCATTTTTCTTTAAAATCTAAATCATATTCCTCCCAATCAAAAATAGTTTTAATTCTTTTAAAAGCTTTTGGAAGAGGTTGTCTCTGCCATTTATCACCTAAATCAATTACATTTTCGTTTATCTTTGGTAATGCTATTACAAGATTTTGTATTTGATATATCTCCCCTATTTCACCTGTTTTAGAGATTACAATAATATCATACTCTTCATTATAACCATATTCCCATTTTTTATACCTATTATTTTTTTTAATAATTTTAGGTTTAATATAATTTGGTAAAACTTTATATAATTCTTGCTTATACATTATTTAGATCTTCCTTCTGCAAAACCTTTAAAAGATTTTTCTTCTTTTATTTCTTTAGGTTTTTCATTGATAATATCTTCTTCTTCTTGTATTCTTTGCAATATCTCAAAAGCATCAAATATAGCTAATTTTTTTGTAGCTGCAGCATTTTTAAGTCTGTCTGCGGAAATGTCAGGTCCAAAATCTATAATAGGCTCTTTAGCTACTTTAATTAATTCTTTAACCGCTATTTGCCCAGCTTGGATTATACTCTTCTTGGTTTTCTTTATTTCCATATTTAATTACAATATCATTTGATTTCATACAATACAAACGCTCTTCATTTACAATAAAATCATATTCTCCGTATGGAGTATATCCTACACAGTCTCCCTCGTGTATTCCTAGCGCTTCTAAGGAACTATTACCTATTTTTAATATACCAATAAGGTTTTGCTCTTTATCTATCTTAAATTTATCTTTTGATTTTAAAGGTTTTACAAAACACCTATCATTTATGGATACCCAATGTTGTTTATGTTTATATAGATAAATTTGATCTATAGCACATAAAAATAAGTTATCAAATAAATGAGAACGAGATTTTTTCTTAACACCTTTTATATCATAAAATGTTCTAAAAACATTATGATGTATTAATATTAAATCACCTTTTCTTATTGGAGTAGCTAATGCTTTAGGAGTTTCTATAACTTTTGCAACATTATTTACAAATTTAAAACTTTCTATTTTAGTATTTAATATAAGATTTTTTTCCTCTACTTTAATTTCATTATCATAAGTTTCACCAAGTGGCTCTACTATAAAATCATATACACTTTTCATTAGTATTCTAAGTCATATTCAATAGATATAGCCATATTGGAATTAAATTTTTTCCATGGTAATACCTCATCATTTTTTTTAATGTGAATATTATAAGAATCATCTTGCTCAGTGTGAAGTATATGGGTTATTTCATGACCACCGTAAACTTGTTGTCCTACAGAATAATGCATTGCATCGTTTTTATAATCAGATCCAATGCTTATTTTTCTAATTACATTACTCATTTTCTTTTTCCAGTTCAGATATAGCTCCATTTTTAAGATCTATATTAACCTCACCATATTTTTCTTGTAATTCTTTTTTAACTTCATTCATTTCCTCATTAACTTTTCTCCAAGCAACTTCAACATCAGCTTTTCTAATTTCTAATGTTCCTATTTCTAGTAAAAATCCGTTAAATTTTCCTTGTAATTTTAATATATTATCTAATTCTTCTTTAGATAGTTTTTCTACTTTTTTACTCATTTTTTATTTTATTTAATTTAATTAAACTTCTCTATCTTTTATTATTACTTATAGTTTTAAATTTTTCCGCCCCACGGGAACCAAAATAGGCTACGTAAACGGTAACTAAAAGTGTTTGTAATAAATCTACCCAACTAGAGGAAACACCAAAGCTCCACTCAAAGCTATCCATTAATATTAATATAACCATAGATATAGTTAAAAATATTAACGATAAAGGGCGTGTATTTTTACTTAGCCAAGAGTCTGATTTCATATCTGACTCCCAACGTTTTGAAACTTCTTGCATTTCAACCATATCTTGATCTAATAGTTTTAATGCAGTTTCTTTGTCTTGTTGTGGTAATTCTGGATCTTTGTGAATTAGATTTTTTACTAATCCTAAAACACCTTGATCAGGAAGTACATCTCCAACTGTTCCAAGGATACTAGGGGCAGTCTTACTTAAAAACTGCCCAACTTTAGTATCTTTGAACTTCTTTTTAGGTTTACTCATCTAGTTTAAATTCTAAAACTTGTTTACCATTTGGAAAAATATAATCATAACCAGGATACATAACTGTTGTATAACCTCTGTTGTCTATACCTAAAACCTTGTGTTCAACGCCTTTCATAGTAATTTTATTTCCAGCTATTAAATTAGATTTTTTGTTAACATCAGGACTATTTTTTAAATACCCTTTTTTTGAATACATTATCCTTCGTAATCTCTTTTAGATCTTGATTCGTCACCCTTGTTTCCACCATATGGGTTTCTGCCACTGCCATCACCATATTCTTTAAGTAAAGCTCTTCCTGTTTTTCTAATTCTAACATTATCATCTCCTTCAAATTGGTAAGCATTTTTATTTTTCATAAACTCTCCGCCACTAACAACATTTGGTGAAACGCCCTCAGGAAATTCCTCTACATTTATTCCAGCAACATTTCCAGGTGCTAATTTTTTACCATACATTTCTTGCGCTTTTAAATTTTGTCCAGTTCTAACCAGATTTAAAGAATCTCCATACTGACCAAATGCATCTACAGCTGCCTCATTTACTAACTCATTCCTTTTTTGCTCCGTCATTTCTTCACCTTTACCAATTAAGAAATTTTTCATTTTTTCAGGATCTACTTGTCCAGCACCTTTCATTATACTGTTTACTTTTGATGCACCTTTAGCGTATCCATTTTGTCTACCAGCACCCCAAGTTTGAGTATAACCCATTTTACCAGAGCCATCTTTTTTATCCATGTCCATATGACCGTCACCACTTCCGTGATATTTTCCTTTTCCTGAACCTTCTTTAGATTCAATTTTTTCAATAGACTTTCCAGCTGCTTGTGGATCTGAAGCGTTTACTCCACCCCCATCTTGATTGTCTTTTAATTTATCTGCCATTTTTTTAATTTTTAAAATATTTGTTATATAATTTTTTTTCTGCTTTGTATGCTTCTGCTTCCCATTCTTCTTTTGGATCAGATTCTTCCATGCGTGAATAAGGTAATTCTTCACCTTTCCACATCATGATTTTTTCACCAGCACCATTGGTTCCATAATCTAAACCCGTTCCCGGATTTTTTCTTTCATTTAAATATTGTTCACCGTGTTTAAATTCATGTAGTAATGTATTCATTACTTCATATGGTGAACTTTCTTTAACATGATCCTCATTTAAAATAACATTTGTTGTGTTTTGTGCTCTTGCATAAACTGGATCTTCTCCCATATCTCTTTCAAATACTGATTTTCTTAAAAAATCGAGATTAAAAGGAGGTTTTAGTTTAAAGCCCATGTTATTTTTTATAAGGAAATTTATCATTAAACCATTGCTGCCTATTTGCACAACCACAAGGTATATTAAGACCGTCGGAGACTTTGTCTACAACAGTCTTAATACCTGTTTTTTGTGTAAATTTGGCAATAGTATCACCTAATCCTTGGGATTGCATCTACTATACGTCGTCTGTAGTTACAACAGCCCACGAATGCCAGTACATTTGTAATGGAGTGGATGCTTCGTCTTTACCTAATTGAGCTGAAGCTGCAACACCACCTGGGTTAGCAGTCATAGCTTTTACAATTGCTTGATCAGGAGCAGCTGCGCCATTAGTGATCGTTGGACCAGCTAATGAACTCTTAGAAGTTGATACTTCTAATTCAACAACTCTTGCAGAAAGACCTGCACTAGCAGCAGCATCACCAAAAGCTCCAGCTGGTGCTTTTAATACAACACTTACTTTGTTTGTTCCGTCATAAGAAATGTCTCCGATATTATCGATGTCTAGTAAGTGAACCTTTTGGTTCGCTGGTGTAGAACTATCGACAATAGAAAATTTAATAAACTTTGCCATAATTTTTGTTTTTGTTTTGTTATTGTTATTGTTATTGTTTTATGATTTTACAGTTTACTCTGTTTATTTTTTATTTTTAGGTAGATATTTAATTTTACCATTTTCAGTTCTTGCTTGACTACAAGAGTCATTTATACATGTACCTGAATAAGTGCCATCTCCGTATTTCCAAGAAACTCTATCTCCTTTTCTACTTTTTCCAGCACCTTCAATTTTATCTTTAATAGCTTTTTCCCAACCTTCCATAACACCATTGTTATTTCTATCACCTAACATTTTTCCAGATCCATGATGTTCATCTCCTTCCC